ATCCAATGTTGCTGATTTACAAAAAAAAGAATATATATCTGCTTCCGGTGGTACCGAAACCACTGACGGTGATTATAAGATTCATACATTTACAGGAGATGGATGTTTTGTTGTTTCTGTTGTAGGTAATCCTGCTGGTTCAGACGAAGTATCATACTTGGTCGTAGCTGGTGGTGGCGGCTCTGGAACAGATGCTGGTGGAGGTTCTGGTGCCGGAGGTTTTAGAGAAGGCAAATCAACACAAGATAGTTATACTGCTTCACCTTTAGCTACGACTGGTTTATCTGTTTCTGTTACAACATATCCTGTCACAGTAGGTGGTGGGGGAGCTGGAGTAACTACTGGACCAAGTAATGCTGGGTCAAATTCAGTTTTTTCAACAATCACATCTGCTGGTGGTGGAAATGGAGGAACCCAGCCTGGTTGCTTTACCGCTGGAGGTTCTGGAGGTTCTGGTGGTGGTTCAAGGGCAAATACAAACCTTTCTGGTGGTACAGGAAATACACCTCCTGTGAGTCCACCTCAAGGAAATCCTGGCGGAGTAACAGCTGGTCCTAGTCCATTTAATATGGCTGCTGGTGGTGGTGGCGCTGGTGCTACAGGAACAAGTGGTGGTGCTCCATTCTCGCCGGGTAATGGCGCCGGTGGAGATGGTGTAACAAGTTCAATTAATGGAACTCCAACAGCAAGAGCTGGTGGAGGCGGTGGAGGTTATAACGGACCCGGTCCAAGTCCTGGTGGTTCTGCCGGCAATGGTGGTGGTGGAGCTGGTGGCGGATGGCCAGGTTCCCCAGGAGCTAATTTTACAGGAACTCCAGGAACTGCTAACACAGGCGGTGGCGGTGGAGGTGCTGGTGCTGGTTCTGGTACAGGTGGTTCAGGTGGTAAAGGAATTGTTATTTTACGATACAAATACCAGAATTAAAACTTGACTAAATAATACTATAAACTATATAAAGTGAATGAGGAAGTTATAAAATGAATTTATCAAATTATTATTATTATTTTCAAAGTGCTCTTTCACCCAAACTTGTTGATGAAATACTTGCTTACGGCAAGGCACATCAACCAGAAATGGCAGTGACTGGTGGCATTAATGAACATAAAGATGTCCATACGAAAGACGGCAAACTCAAAAAGAAAGTCGTCAATGACATTCAAAAGAAACGTAAATCAGATATTGTTTGGATGAATGATACATGGATTTACAAAGAAATTCACCCATACATACACGAAGCAAATAGACAAGCAGGTTGGAACTTTGATTGGGACTGGTCTGAATCTTGTCAATTTACAAAGTATGGTGTCGGTCAATACTATGGTTGGCATTGTGATTCATGGGATAAACCCTATGTTCGTAAACAAAACGAAGATGGTACTTATCCAATGGACCATGGTAAGATCAGAAAGATATCAGTTACTATTTCTTTATCTGATCCTGATGAGTATGAAGGTGGTAACTTAGAATTTGATTTTAGAAATCAAGTTGATTGGGAAAACAACAAGAAAGCAAAGATTAAGTCATGTGATGAAATACGACCACGTGGTTCGATTATTGTCTTTCCAAGTTTTGTGTGGCATCGTGTCGCACCCGTGACCAAAGGAACTAGATACTCATTAGTCATATGGAATCTAGGATATCCATTTAGATAAGGAGTATATTATGGCATTAGTGAAATCAACACAAAAAAATCAATTAAATACAGATTTATATTTTAGTACACCCGTCTGGACAATTGAAATACCAGAATGGGTCGATCATGTGAATAAAGTTACAGACAAATACATCAAAGAAGCTTATGACAGAGATAAGCCAAAGATGGATGAACGTAAAAAATGGTTAGGTAGAGATTATTGGAAGAAAGCAAAAGATCATGGTTGGTCTTATCATTCAGGTCCAATACAATCTGATCCTGATCTCAAAGAATTTTGGGATTACGTTGGACAAACATCTTGGAACTGTATGGATTCACAAGGTTTCAAGTTAGACGATTACACAATGTTCTTTACAGAATGTTGGGTACAAGAATTTTCAAAGAACGGTGGTGGACATCACAATTCTCATATCCATTGGGATAATCATATATCAGGTTTTTATTATTTGAAGTGTTCTGAATATACTTCATTTCCTGTTTTCCACGACCCAAGACCAGGTGCGATGATGACAAAACTTCCTCAAAAGAATAAATCAGATGTCACACTGGCAACAGAAGCGGTTCATTATAAACCTAAACCAGGAACGCTAGTTTTAGCACCTGCTTATCTCGTACATGAATATAGTATGGATCCTGGTTTAGAACCGTTTCGTTTTATTCACTTTAATGTACAAGCAGTTCGCAATATGATAATTGAAGGAGTTAAAAATCTATGAGCTTTGCAAAGAACAACTATATTGTAATTAAACAAGCGATTGATCCAAAAGTGGCAGAGTTTGTATATAATTACTTTTTAATGAAACGACAAGTGGCAAGAACTTTCTTTGACACACGTTATATATCACCTTACACTTCCGAATGGGGTGTATGGAATGATGAACAAGTACCAGAAACATATTCACACTATGGTGATATTGCAATGGAAACTTTATTACTTGCAGTTCAACCGGTGATGGAAAAACAAACAAAGTTGAAATTAAATCCAACTTATGCTTATGCACGTATCTATAAAAAAGGGGATATACTGCATCGACATAAAGATCGTTTTTCTTGTGAGATATCAACAACACTCAATTTAGGTGGTGATGATTGGCCGATCTTTATTGAAAAAGATCCTAAGAAGGGTGGCATTGTTGAAGGTCAAGGTTATGTTTCTGATTTTACAAAAGGAACGAAAGTTAATCTTCAACCCGGTGATATGTTAGTTTACAAAGGTAACATTTTAGAACACTGGAGAGATGCATTTGAAGGCGAAGATTGTGGTCAAGTATTCTTACATTATAACAATCGAGCAACTGCTGGTTCAGATGATAATATATACGATGGTCGACCACACTTAGGTTTACCACCATACTTTAAAGGAATGAAATTATAATGGCAAAATTTGTAGAATTTAAAAACGCTTCAACACCGTTTGAAGGAAAGAAGATTGCAATCGATGTAGAAAAGATCATTACAATCTTTCAGGATGTTCTTAAAGCAGATGAAGGTAAAGTTACTTCACTGTGGTGTCCAGAGAATATGTGGACAGTACAAGAAGACTTTGATACAGTATTACAAAAGATAAAGGATGCACAATGATTGTTATTGACGATATCGAATATAAAGAAGAAGATTTATCTGAACAACAAAAGAATTGGGTGTATGCCCTCAATGAAATACTCACATCACGTAGAAAAATACTGATTGAGTTAGAAAAGATAGATGTTTTAACCCAATATTATAAAGATAAAATAAAGAATGATGTAGTGAAAAAAGAATCAAAAGACGATAAATAGTTTCATGGCTGCAATTGCAAATCTCTATGTTGATCAAGGAACAACGTTCAGTACCTCTGTTCTTGTTACCAATGATGACGGAAGTGCATTTGATTTAACTGGTTATACTGTTGCAGCTCAGATTCGCAAGTCTTATTCTTCATCGACAGCAGTAGATTTTACTGCAACAGTTGCCGATCCATCGACTGCTGGACAGATTAATCTATCACTCACTGCAACACAAACAGGTACTTTAGAAGAAGGTCGATACGTCTATGATGTCGAAGTTACTTCCGGTATCACTGTAACCCGTGTAATCGAAGGATTAGTGACGGTTTCTCCACAAGTTACAAAATAATTCGCTGTTTTAAATCACTTTTATTATAAATATTCTATGTATTAATAGAGGTTAGAATGGCAATTACAGCAAAAATTCAATCAGATAACAGTAATCGACCACAACGAGTATCAGTCACAGTACCGGCACAACAAACAGCAATCAATAATTCAGATTTTTTGTTGAGATCGTTGGGTGATGTTGATGCTAATAATGCTCAAGACGGCGCTCTTTTACAATACCGAGCAAGCGATCAAAAGTTTGTCGTAAGAACAGAATTAGAAACAGAAACCGGAACGTTGGTATTCAACGGCGGTGCTTTTTAGGAGAGATTAATTAATGTCAACTATTATTCAGATTAAGAGGTCGTCTGGTACTAGTGCCCCTTCAACATTAAAACTTGGAGAACTAGCATACACATACGGCACAGGATCCCAAGGCAATCTAGGAGATAGATTATTCGTAGGAGAAGGGGGCGTTGATGGAAACGGTGACGCTAATAATATTACCGTTATCGGTGGTCAATATTTTGTCGACCAACTCGATCACGTTCAAGGAACATTAACAGCAAGTTCAGCAATTCTTGTCGATTCAAACAAGGCAATTGATGAACTGTTTATAGGAAATTCAACATCAACGGGTGGTACAATTAAATTTAACGAAGGAACTGATAACGGTTCAAACTTCGTTGCATTGAAGGCACCAAATAACCAAGCATCAGATGTAACATTTACATTACCAGGTTCATTTACAAATGGACAATTCTTAACAGTCGATGGTTCTGGTGTTATGTCATTTGCTGCTGTTCCATCAGGATCATTTGATATTACAGGTGATACAGGAACAGATACATTTACAACTGGTGAAACATTAACTTTCACTGGTGGTACAAGTATTGACACAACTGTATCATCAAATACAGTTACTATTGATCTGGCAGCTATCGATGCAAGTTCAACAACAATTTCAAACATACCAAATTCATCATTAACAAATTCAAGTGTCACTGTTGCAGGTGATTCTGGATCAGATGGAGTAAGTCTAGGACAAACATTAACAGTTGCAGGTGGTACAAGTA